ACGTTCTTAATGCCCTGGAAGGCGACTTCGTATGCTCTTGGGTGGTTACTGCTCCTAGCAACGTCAAGCAACTCCTCAATGGCAACCTGACCCTTCTGAATGAGTTCATATAACTCACCACGGGCATACTTATAATCTGTCTCTATGTCAGCACTAGTAACATCAACCTTTTTGGGTTTAGGTTGCTCCTCTTCATCCATAGGAGTGATGTCAAAAACATTTTCCATGTTCTCTTGAAATTTATGGTCCATGATACGTTATACCTTCATTAAATCCAAAGTCATCATCTGGTTCTAGCAGAGCATCATCTGCTGCGTTAATAGTACCATCGTTATTTTTATCCTCCAATGCCTTGGGAGTAACATTATACTCAAGTGCTCTAGCATTAGTATCTTTGTCGCCAATAAGAGTAGTAGCAATAGACTTTCTAATGATATCATTAGCAGCAACAGGACCATACATAAAGGTCTTGACGCTAAATCTTAGTGTATAATAAATGTATCTTCTTGTAGAATAATCACCTTCATAATCATCAGTAAAATCAATACTTTCTAAGATGATGGGGATATCCCTTTTCTCATTCATTTCTGGAATGAGATTGACAGTCATGGTAAACTGTGGTTGAAAGAATGGTAAAATCTGTTCGATAATTTGAAGAGCATCATCTTGAGATTTTGCGATAGCATTAAGTTCAAATCCAATAGTATAAGGAACAGGAAGATACTGCACCTTAGTAGTAGTGGTTTTACCATCACCAACTGCTCGGTTCCTTTGAATAGGAGGAACTTTTCTTCCTGCATCATACTGTAAAGATGTCATCTCAAATGATAACCTAGGAACAGTAATAGTTACTTTCTTATCAAGATCAGGAGATTGCTGAAGTCTTGCTAAAAATTTCTGAACAGGTCCATACGCTAAAGGAACTTTCTGTTGAGTGACTACATCACCATTAGCATCAAGTGTCTTTAGTTGAATATTATTAAAAAGAGTACCAAAAGTGGTTACAGTCTTTCTAATAATTTGGTGATAAAAATAATTTCCTAACATTAAAAGCTACCAGTAAAATTGCCAAATTCGCCAAACGGATTTACTTCTGTAAAATCAAGAATGTCATCCGCTGCTGTTTCAAGTTCTCTATTTTCAGAGAAACTATCAGTCATATCGAGAGTATCAAATGAACTTACGGTCCATCGTGCATTTGAATCTGCACCAACAATTTCTTCGTTTAAATCAAAATTGCCGTTCATATAAGCAACTTTCAAGATCCTAGTGCTAGGATCGTATTCAGCTACTTTACCAACAATGTTTGCTGGTGAGGAATCAATTATAATAGTTGGATTCCATCCAGTGATACTTTCAATTTCATCGTTGTCATCATAAACAACATCTCCATATATGTATGATCCTGAAGGAGCATTGACGGCACTGACTACACCATTGGTAATCGCAGTTGTAGATGAAGTGATGAATGTTCCTGTAGGAGAATACCAAAATGCATTTGGAGCAGTTTCGTATTTCTGACCAGCTGATGTGATAGTAATCGCACCAAGAACTCCATCTGCATCAGCAACTGCGGTTGCAGCAGCATCAAATCTAGTTCCAGAAACTTTTTCATCTTCACTAAAGTATCCACTTCCATTGAGGTTCAATAGAATTGGGAATACTCCAGATTCCATTTCAGTGTTATCAATAGAAGTAACGCCAGTATCAAAGATACTATCGCCGTATTCAAAGACTTCACACGTCAACGTATATGTATATAGACTTCCTAATTGATAGAAAGGTTTTTGATTTTCTACATACTTAATTTCAAAAACAGTTTCATTTAATGGAAACCATACAAGATCTCCATCATTGGGTCTGCCAGTCACAATTTTATTTGTAGAAACATCTACAAAATCTTGCCACCTTCTCCTAGAAAGTGTAAGTGTTACTTCATCAGTTACGCGAAGACCAAACTTTGATAGCATGTCACCATTACCACCAAAATTCTGAAAGTTTTCTAGATACATCTCAATGAGATAACTATCTTTAAACTGAGAATAATAGATATCATTCCATAACTTATCTTCATAGATCTGACGAGGAATGTAATAACATTCCAGACCATACATTTTGATCTGTTCATCAACCAGATCTTGTACTAGGTTCTGTTCACCCTTAGTTCCTTGTGTAAAATATAAATTTCTAGTCATTTTATCCGATCATGTCTAGTGGTGGTTCTTCTGCTGCTAACCTAAATTCACCAAGAATTGTATCAATTTCTTGTTGTGCATCTTCATAGAACTCTCTACCGTTTAGAGTTGTTCCACCAGGCAGTTGAACGTTCTTGAATTTGATAAGGTTTTGACCCCACTGTCTTTTAATAAGAGCAGTAAGGTAACGCTTCATCCATACATCATTATATACTTCAGTAGCAGTTTCTGGATCTATCATCCTATAACATTCAATCAAGATCATATCACCACCATTCAACTGACCCCAGTCAGTATCAAGGTATAGTTTATTTTCTCTTTTATTAAATCTAATCGGTTTAAAATTACCGATTACAAAATCAACTGTTTCTAGATATTGCTTTACCATATAGTAATTCAAAATTTCCATTGAACCAAAGTTATAGAAATCATTTAGGAATAACTGATACTTCATACTGAAGATGTTTCCTGATACTGCTGATGAACTATTGTCATAAGCATATATGTTAGTTATACCTAGAACATGTGCCGGTACAGTTATAAAATTATTTTGCTCTACAAAATCTGAACCAGCAATCGCACCGTTCACTTTCGCGTCGGTAATCATCTGGTCAGTTACTTCTAGTTTTAAAAATGTTTTGACGCTTCCGTCAAAATGACGCTCCTGAAAGAACTGAATTGCATCATCTACAAGATCTTCAACTTGATCATCATCTACATTAATCTCTAATACTGGGAATCCTAATTTCCTCAGACAATAATCAATTAGCTCCTGGCGTGTCGAGGGTTTTGCCATGAATAAAAAAATACCCTAGTTTCCTAAAGGTATTTATAATTAAATATTAATTTGAGGTAAACTGCAATTAAATGAAAGAATTATTTTTTCACCATCTGCTTCTTGATATGGTGTAGCATGATGTAAGTCACTATGAAAAAGTAATAATGATGCTGGATTACATTTTAATGTAAACACTGAACTTGAATATTCATTCGTTATTTCAGCTTCAGCAAATGGAGATTTATTTGGATCATAAAAATTTATAACATTTTCGGATATTGTTTTTACATAAAAAACTCCTGAAATAAAACTACCTGGATGTACATGAGGAAATAAATAATTTCCCTTGGTTCCAATATTAAACCACATCATGTCAACTTTAGTATTGCTTACTATATGATGAGAATACCCATACTCAGTTAAATATTGTTTAATATGATAATTTATCTCATTAGTTAAATTTTTAAATGGGGGTATTCTATGAAGAGTTTTTATAATATTATGACTTGTTTTTACTCTAAAATAAGGAGTTGTTGTGCTTTTTTCGGAAATATTTTTAATTTCACTTTCAAAATTTTCTAATTGATCTTCGCAAATATTAGTTGTTTCATATACGGTTTTTGGTAAAATTTTATGTATAGTCATAATAAAAATATTTATTAATTATAGTCTATCATAACTTTACCTTTTTCAGGATCAACCTCAACTTCATTCATAAACCAGTGCTGAACTGCAATAATATTATCAAAGACTTTTATCTGATCTTGAAATTCACACCACCATAAAAGATTCTCTACAGGAACTTGAGTCTCAAGATCTTCATGCACACTTTCATCATCTATGAATGCCTCAATAATCATATGAGTATCTTCTCCATGCTTTTCTTCGATTTTTTTAATTATATCGTATAGGGGGATATCCGTAATACTCTGCATAATTTTTGTCAATAAATAAACGTGATACAATCTATATATGTCGTTGACATTACTGATGTATTATGTTAGTATATAGAAAAGAAATTTAAAACCATGAGCATTCAACTTTGTTTATTAGAAACGGGGGAAACAATTATTGCTGATATCAAAGAAGCAATAGATCCAGATCAAAATAAATCTATGGGATATTTTGTTAGCCATCCATTTGTTGTTGATCATAAATTTGAAAAAGTTGTTGCTCTTGATGAAGAAATAGTTAATAACACAGAAGATAACTCCACGATCGCATTTAAACTTTGGGCACCGTTAGCAAAACATTTTGAGTTTAAATTTACATATGATTTTGTTCGCGTAATTTATGAACCACATACTAGTTTATCAGAAACTTATATTGATTTAATTGCAAAATGGCAAGAAGATAATACTGAAGAAATTGTAGTAGATAAACATAAAACTAATATTTCATTAGATTCAGAAACTTTAAAGGAACTTGAACTTTCAACAACACCATCTATTATTAATCCTACGGAAGAAGCAGAATAATGTATAGTAACAAAATTAATACTTTTTATCTTGACGATAGTCAAACTGTAAATCCAGATTGTATTGTTCAAGATTTTGAAAATTATATTATTATAGATAATTTTTTATTAAACTTTGATAAATTTAAAAATAATATTTTAAAATTTCCTATTGATAATAGTGATGAAATTATTTCTAATGTATATAATCAAAATACATTAACTAGTGAGTTTACAAAACCACCGGGATACTGTCAAGTTTTACCAGTAGTACTTTTTGAACAGTATATGTTTGAAAATTATAGATTGCTAGTTGATTGTGAGTATCTACCACAAAGAACTAATGACAATTTATTGGACAAAGGGTTTCCAGCTAGATTATCAAGATCTTGCATTTTGTCAGGACAGATTTTTCATGATAATATGGTCATCCTGAAAAATTCAAATGCCCCACAACCTGCTTCAGGATCATATTATTCTTCATTTTTTCTCGATTCAAATGAAAACTCAAATAATGGAGTTAGTTTATATAATTTAATTTATAATAATCAGAAATATTCTTGCCTAGACGATATTACTATGCTTACTGATAACGAATTAGTTTCGGAAATTGCTGATTTTCTCAATGTAAAACATACAGTATCTAATTCATTAGAAAAATATACTGAATATGAAGATAATGAGTATTTTGAATCCACTAGATTTATTCCAGCAAAAGAAAATAGATTATTTATTACTAAAGGTGGTAATTGGATTGCGAATAAATATAACTCAACAGAAGAATCATATAGACTTAACTTGGCAATTAATGAACCTCCAAAGCAATGAGTAAAATTCAATTAGATCAATTTACCAGATATACTTCACGTCAATTGGATGCATTAGTTGAATTTAATCCTGACATGGAAGTTGAATTTAATATATGCGAAGGAACAAAATATTTGACTGTGAAAAATATTTTAAAACGCCCTGATGATTTAAGAGAATTTATTTCAAAATTCCCGACCGAAGACAGAAATCTGTCTATGGAAATAGATAACATGACTCATATTTCAAGTAAGGCACCTGGTTTTCAGCAACCACTTGACAAAACCTATTTTTTACTTTTAAGTGATTCATTATATAAATTAGGAAAAGTTAATCAACTTTTTAAATATGATAAAAACGATTTAGATTTTGAATATTATACTAATTGTTGTTACCCTGGGATGAAGGCATATAATACTAATTATTTACCTCATGTAGATCCTTTTTCTATAGCAGCAAATATATATCTTACTGATGTCCCAGATACTGGTACTTCTTTTTTTAAATTTACTGGCAAAGATAATAAATCTTTTTACTCAGTATCTGATTTAATGAGAGATGGTGGACGCGGGCGTGAGGCATATGATAATCACATTGAAAAATCTTATAGTGAGGGTGGATTTAGTGATTGGATAAAATATACTGGAGATGATTTTTTTCAGAGATATCTATATATACCAGCAACATATAATTCATGTTCCATGTATAGAGGAAATAAATGGCATGGAATTACTTATGATGCTGATTGTGATGATATTAGATATTCAATTGTTGGTGTAATGAGATAAAAAAAGGGGGGGTTTAAACCCTCCCTTTTTTATTATTTAAATAATTCCTTGTCTAGGAACTTTATATTTACTTGTGGCGTATTTGTCCCACAAATTTGCAACTTGGAGGAGACTGTTTTTATCAACTAGTCTTGGGTTTGGACTAATAAGAGCAACTTTAAGTGCTTCATATGTATTGAGAGCGTCGTGAAATTTTACTTCACCGTCTCGATATTCTGCAGTATCACCTGCTTTTTCGTCCCATTCCCAGTCGGTAATTGCCTCTAGTTTTTCTTTTAAATCTGAGAGGGTATAAGAACCCTCCGCTGATAGTCTGTAATCTGCCATTTGATAGTAACTCCTAAAATTATGCTTGTGATTCTTTCCAGGTAACCCTAGAAGAAACTGAATATGGATCGTTAACGCTTACGTCAGAAGAATCAACAATATTTGCAATGATTGTCAAGATGTCAGGACCGTTCGGGAACACTCCGTCGCCACCCAAGATTGAATTGCCTAAGTCAGAAATTTCTGATAGGTCATATTCAGTTGCTCCTGTTTGACCGTTACCGGCACCAGATGCTCTGAATGATAGGATGACCGATCCACCTGCAACAACCTCTTCAGATCCATGTTTGATAAGTTGACAAAGTGAAGGTTCTTGGACATTTTGATAAGCGTCAGTGCTTAATTGTGCATTAAGGATCAAACTAATCTCAGTTTCATGTGTGGTAAGAATACCAACTGAATCAAGAGCTAATTGCATTCTGTTAATAATTTCTCTTTCTCCCAGAGCACCCGTGATCGAAGAATCGACTGAAGGAGCAAGTCTAATTGAAATTAGTGGGATATCAGTAGGAATTACGTTATCAGATCCAACAGGAGCACCAACACCAAATGTAGTTGAATTACTTACAGATGGATTGCCTAAAGTGCTGTAAATTTGAGAATAATAATTTCTTGGGAACAAGGTGTTCGTTCCCTCCTCATATGCGATGTAAACATAATGTGTGCTTCCAGAGGTTCTTGATTGAGGTTGAATTCTTCTTCCATCACTGAAGTATCCATTTGCCGTAGAAGTATTGTAAATAACACTGTTTGAACTTAAATCTCCAGCATTACCAGATGCGAATGGGATACGGATAAAGTATCTTCTAGTATACCAGTTTACATATTCTTCAGTAATAATAGAATTATTATTACTAGTTACACTAACTGAAGTGGCGTTTGTATACTTCTGAACGTTACCAGATGCTGTGAATAAGTATGCTTCATCATCTTGATACATACCATCCATAATAACTGAAGTACCCCAGTGGAACAGAGTTCCTGTGTAAGTGGGAGCATCACCATTTTCAATTTCATAACGAGCAGGTAAGTTACCTGAACGGAAATAAGATTCAGTTAGTCTGTTATTATGCTTAAATTCATGAACATATTTAACATGTCCGTTTTGATCCTTGAATCCGAAACGAATCTTACCAGCACCATACCAAGAGTAATCCATATAGCACATTTGGATCTTAGAAATATCTAAGGTATATCCAGAAGGACCATCACCATCTGCTTTATCAATATTCCAATTATTTTGACCTACGCGAGTATTAACTGTTTTAGTGCAAATAACATTTGAAGCATCAATTCCTCTATATGAAGGTTGAATAGTCAATTGACTGTTGCTAGTTACCTTAACAACTCTATATGACATACCCCTAATTACGATATGATCCATTCTATTCAACTCAGAAGTAAATTTGGTATTATTACCAACAACAATATTAGATCCGTTATTAACTGTAATTGTTCCAGGAAGTTGAAGAACTGAACTTCTTCTAACACAATTCAATGTATTTCCATCAAATTCATAGAAGAAACCATTTTGTTCATCAAACATACCTGCGCGAACATCACATTCAGACCAGGAAAGAATTTGAACTTTAGGGAAACCACCAGAAGAGCTATTAGCGGGTACATGATCTAAAAGATATCTAAAGTTGAATTCATCGATAATATCGCAGACATATGAAGTATGATTAAATTGTTCTTGATCCGAATCAATAATTTTAACAGCGATATTTGCACTTAAATTATGTGGTTTAGGTGTTGTAACAGCACCTTTTTGAATTTCATGGAAAGTAACAGCATCAGAAGAAAGAGGACCAGTTAATAGTTTATCTATTTTAAGTGTAGTTGCATTTACTACCGTCTTAATTCTAGTGCCATCAGCAATACCAGTACCAGTGATAGGTGCATTAACAAGAACATTTGAAGTATCACTTACAGTTAGTGTTGCTCCACCTTGAGTGCCTGTAGCATTTAGTGTGAACACAGTTCCGGCAGTTTCATATACAAGATCAAGAATTGGAATTAATGGGATGAAATTAATTGCATATGAAGTTTGGATACCTTTACCAGACTGATAGCGGAAATACTTACGTGTCTGTCTAGAAATCCTAGAGTTAGGTGACTTAGCAGTGCCAATTTCCATACCACCATCAAACGGTCTATGAAGATAGAAACCATCAGGTCTTACATAGATGTAAGAAGGAATCAGATAAGCAGCTGAACCTTCAGTAAAATCAAAAACTGAATCTACTAAAAGATTATCATCATCAGTAA